TTGTTTTGTTCTATTTAATTTATAATCAGGATATATTTCTTTTCTAAAATTATCTTTGTCGCTAAAAGCTGAGATAATTTCTTTACATTGTGTATCTTGTTTGAGTGTATGATAGTAGTCGTCAATCTTTCTAACGCAATCTTTCTCGTCAGAGTGCAACGTCCATATTGCAAACTCGTCTTCTTCTTGTCCCCATCTGATAGGTTCTTCTGTTGCAAAAGCTACTTGATAAGCAACAACATCGGCATCAACTAATAGTGTACTCATTATCCATTTCCTTTTGGTTTTATTTTATTTAAATTAACGTGAATTACATTTCCATCTCTGTTTTTAATTTTGTTTCTAAAATCAGCTTCGTCAAAATCTTTTTCTTGAGCTTCTATGAGAGGTAATATTCCTAAATAAGAACCGTGTTGTTCTATTGTTTTAAGAAAACCTGAAAGAATAGAACCTACCTGAACAGCAGGACTATTCATCATATCCTCAGGGTGTTCTCCATCGTTATATTTTTCAAAGATACTATATTCAATTTTATCTTTCTTTCCCTCATCGTCTTCTTTGTCGTGAAGAACAATTATAACTTGCATTTAAGCTCCTTTAATTTTGCCCACCAAGTATCTGCTATTTTATATAACTCAGTAGGCGATTTACTGTTTGATTTTTTCGCATTACACGAATAACAAATAATCCAAATATTTCCTTTTTCGTAACCTTTACTATTATCTAATCTATCTACTGATGGAGAATTGTATTGATGACCTTGTGGTATTAATACTGTTTGACAACAAGGACAATGACTAGGAGTAGCATTAATTAATTCATCAATACTTAAACCGCAATCGTGCCCTACTCTTTTTCTTTGGTTAGACAACGCTGTTGCTGCCCACTTTCTCCATTTCCTATTAGAGCTAGTGAGTTTCTGCCCAGTTTTTACCGACACGGTATTCAGCTCCTAAAGGTACTCTCAATTTAAAGTGTTCTCCCGCTTCTATTATGCTATCTACCGCTAGTTTTCCTACTTCATCTGCTTCTTCAGGTTTTGCTTCTATTTGAAACTCATCGTGAATATTGGCTACTACAAATGCGTCTTTGTTTTTTAATTTACCCCAAAGAATAATTAATGCTTTCTTCATTATTATTGCTGAACAACTTTGGTTTAACGCATTCAAAGCTGAATGTTGTGATCTAATAGTTAATATTCTTTTATCTATTGCTACTAAATATCCTTTACTTTCTACTTTATGATATATGTCTTCTTTTATTTCTTGTAAGAAAGGTAATACTTTATAAAACTTTTCTAATACTTCTTTTGCTTCATACATAGTACAATCAAGTATTTCGTGCACTCGCCTAGCACTAGCTCCGTAAAGTACTGCATAAAGAATTGTCTTCGCCAATGCTCTAGATTTTAAACCTAAGTTTTTTTGATTATAAGTATGTATGTCTCCATTTAAAATTAAATCAACATAAGCCTGACCACCAGTATATTTATAAATATAATGTCCTAAACTTCTTGCTTCAATTCCTGAAGCATCAGCTCCTACCATTACATATCCTTTAGTTGGTATAAATAATTCTCTACACTCTTTTCCATAGGGAGAGTTAATACTAGGTACTTGTTGTAAGTTTGGACTACGACAAGACATACGCCCAGTTGTTATATTAGTAATATAATTACTATGTATTCGTCCATCTTTAACAACTTTTAACCAAGCGTGTTTACCATCACTAAGCATACCTAATCTTTTTTCTATAAGTAAATATTCATTAAGTTCTTTTGCTTCAGGATAATCTAAATGATCTAAAGTTTCTTCATCTACTATTGGTAATCCTGTTTCAGAAAACTTTTTAGGTTTCCAATTTCTAAGTTCCATAAGTCTATTAGATATTTGTTGGCGACTAGATGGATTAAATTTCATTGTTTTAGATTTTCTAATAGGAACACCTTTTTTATATCCAAGTTTCTTATTATTAACTTTAGGAATAAACTCTCCTAAATCAACTTGCCAATCAGGAAATCTATTTTCTAATTGTAATTTTAAATCGTGAGTTCTACCTAATAATTTTGAGTGCAGCTCTTGTGCTTTAGGCACATCAAAACCAAAACCTTTTTCTTCTTGTTCTTTAAGAATGTTTGCTACTTCGTGTTCTAATTCTATACTCTCTTTACTAAATCCTTTTTCTAAAAGTTTTTTATAAAGTAAAGAAGTTAGCTTTACATCTTGAATACAATATTCAAGCATATCTTTATTAAAATTTTTAAAGTCGTGTATCTCGGCAAAGTCTCCTTTATGAAAGTTTAATCTTTGACCCCACGCTTTTAAACTATGTCTACCTACTACTGATTTTTCTATGCGATTACTTGCTAACAATTTAAAATCTACGCTATTGGCTATGTCAGGGTAGATAAGACGACTAAGGCATAGAGTATCGTGTACTAACTCAGGGCTATGAGTATAGTTGTACAAACGCTTTAAGACTGGGAGGTCGTATTTAATTACGTTATGTCCCACGACTAAGTTGTCAGCTAACAAATCAATACCTTTCGGTATATCTCGTCCAACGAACGAAATTTCTTTTCCATCTTTTTGTAAGACTAGACAATGTACCTTTGTTGGATTAAAACCGTCTGTTTCTATATCAAAAATTATTGGTTGCTTCATATTCTTTTAATCTCCCTGTTTCATGGCTATATTGAAGTGTTGTTCCAACACCTGTTATTCCTGCAAATCTATTTTTTAAAATTCTAACTAAAGTTTTCTTTCCATTTTCTTGATCGGAAAGTGATCGTTCAACTCCTATACAAATGTCGCTTAATTGAGCGATACTTGCACTACCTCTAAGTTGTCCGAGTGAAGTTTTTAAACCGTCAGTATGATCTTTATTTCCCTCTGGTCTTTTTAAGTGTGAGATAATTATAACACCAATATTTAATTGTTCTGTTAATTGTCGTAATCTTGTCATTAACAGATCAATAGTTTTTCTTTCATCATGAGTTTCTAATCCACTAACAATGATTGAAATATGATCTATAAATAAATATTCTATGTCTAAAGCTTTTGCG